ACGTGGATCAATCTCTGCCACTTCCTCGGCAATAAAGCCCCAGTAACTATTTTCTTTTGGATCGCCCTCGCAAATAGAGCGATACCACACGGGCCTCGTCCCGTAGACGATTTCCTTGCTCTGTTCTGGGTTGGCGGTTTCTACGTCTGTCTTGTAACGAATGGAGGAAGTGGAGCGCTGGATGCGACCGCCTGAAGTAAGAAAGGCATTGGCCGCAGATGCTGTTGTGTCAGTGATCGTCGTAAGCAGGAACGTGTTGGAAGCCGCGTTCAAATAGAGGGCGCCATTGCTTGTTGAAATTTCTGTAGTGGCAGCAAACAGCATTCGTCGCCCGCCCGCCGACTGGGAATTACCAAAGTCGAGGCGGAACATTTCCACTCCGCTTGCCGCCATCGCAGGCGTATTGGCAGCAGCCCTAAACATGCCAGTGTCTGTATCGTTTTGCCAAACAAACGATGGCAGTGCTGCAGTATCAGCACCTACGCCATAAAAACGACTGTTTGTGTTGTTTGACTGATTCAATACTTGCACCACTGCATCTTGCGTGTTGGTTGCAGTTATTGTTCCACTGGGAACAAACGCAACAGCGGAAGCGGTTTGTCCGACGGCATTTGTACTTAAATCAATTTCAGTCCAAGAGCTTCCGTTGCTTAGGATCAAATCAGGAGGCGCGAGCACAACGCCAGGTGCAGGAGACGTGCCGGTGCCACCACTTGATACCACGACATAGAAGCCATTATTCTCGTCCGCAGCAGCAGGTAGACCACTTCCCACGACCAAGCCAATGGCATCACCTTGATCCGTAATAGTCGCAACTGTATTATTGGCGGCGTTGTAAGTGCCAGCGAAAATAATGCCTCCAACGCTAATGCCGATGGGCTGCCAGACATTGCCATCCCACATAAAGAAGCTGCGCTCCAATGGGTTGAAGAAAAGCTGGCCAGTATATTCGGCCTGCGGAGAAGTATTGGCAATTTGAGCAGTTGAGTAGTCTGCCAGCTTTGCGCCATTGACGGAATTATCGGCAAAGCGCTCTGTCGGGAACTCCCCGGTTTCGACCTTAGAGGCATCTAAAGCCGGAATGTCAAGAGAAGTCAGTCCAGTGGCGGCAGAAATATGGCCTTGGCTGTCAAAAGTGAAACCATTGATCGTGGCACCGGACACGCTATTGGCATGATTAAGAACGCCACTGGTCACGCTCAAGCCAGTACCTGGCCTCGTCGCTCCAACAGTGCCACTGGTCGCCAGGGGCAGATCGCCAGCCACCAGTGCCCGGAAGGTGGGGGCTACGCCACTGCCGCTTGTTGGTCCCGCCCAGACAGTGTTGGCAGACTGAGCGCTACTGCTGACAGTGATCGTGGCACTGAAATTGTCGGGATACGATGGAGAGAAAGTAAGGGGAGTGCTGCCAGAAAAAGCCAAGGTTGCCACTCCGCTTAGCCGCTGCCAAGCTGATCCAGTCCACGTATATTCAAAGCCCGTGTTGGTATTGACATGCTGCTGGCCAATAAATGCACCACTGGCGACAGGGGCTGCAGTGCCCACGACCGTTGCAGAATTGTCGTTGAGCTTGTCAGCCGTTACGGCATTGTCTCCTAGCTTGGCTGCAATGACTGCTCCATCGGTAATCTTCCCAGAACTGACCACTCCACTTGCAATGGTGGCAGCAAACGTGCCGCTACCAGTGCCAGTCACGTCGCCCGTCAGCGTGATTGTCTGATCGCCCGTGTTGGTACCAGTGCTGGTGCCTGCAAAGCTGCTGCCATTCGTCCAAGTGCCATTGGCAGTAGCAAGCGTGCCCAAGCCCAGCGTTGCACGCTGCGTAGTGGCGTCTGCATCGTCCAGCAAGGCCCTTCCGGCAGCCGTGCAGACAATCTCTTCAATGGTGCCGCTAGTGGCCGAGCTACGCCCCAGCAGTCGGTCTCCAGAGGACACTGCTTGGATGCGGTCGTAGTTGACAGTGTTGGCGGCTAGACGGTTGCCAGTGATCGTGCCAACGGCGATGTTGCCTGCAAGGATCGTGCCGCTTGCAATTTGCGCAGTCGTGATCGTGCCGCTTGCAATCTTCGCGGCAGACACACTGCCATCGGCATAGGCAGCAGTGTTCAAGCCAGAAGAAACAATTTGAGCCGTGGTGATCGTGCCACTTGCAATCTTCGCCGCACTGATCGACCCATCGCTAATCCCTGAAGCGCCAAGCACTACTTGCTGGTAGCTCGTCCCATTGAAAACTTGCAGGTTGCCAGTGGAGCTATTGAAAAAGCCTCTCCCTTCAAAGTTATCCCCGCTAGGCGCCGTGGTCTGCACGGCAATGGAACTGTCGTTTGCCAGCTTTGCTGCCGTAATGGCATCATCGGCAATGGAGGCAGTGCCGAGCTTGGTAGTGCTGTTCTGGTTGAACAGGCCAAGGTTGAGAGTGCCGCTAGGGACCAATGCCACGCCAGCAGCAACCAGCTCGCTAACAGTGGTCTTCTTGGTTTGTGACGCCGAAACATCAACAACCGCCAATAAGTCTCCAGATGCTATTGCTGCTAATGGCAGCGCTGGCAGTTGTGAGATTCTTTGGTCAGCCAAGGTGGTATCCTCTCAACAGTTATGCTTAGTCTAATCTTCCACTTCTTGCAAGAGGAAGTCTAGCGACTGTTCAAGGCCAATCAAGCCAGCATCTTCTTTCAGGATGTAGCCCGAAGGCTGGCCAACAAGAAGCTTGATTTCGCCAGTGCTTACGAAGTCAATAGTGCAAGAGACAATGGAGCTATCCTCCACTGTAATTCCTGCCCTTGTCACCATCGCCCCCACTTCGTAGAAGACGCTACTTGCGCCAGGGGTGGATGTGCCGTCAGTTAAGTAAAGCGCAAGGTCAAACTCGCTGCCAATGTCTAGTCGCTGAATGAGTTGAAGCATGAGCAAGGGCATTTCCTTTGCTCCGCTGGTCTTGTAGTCAAACAAGCAATCAATGGTGCCATTGCCGCTGATTAAGCCAGCCGTGTACTGGCTGCGAAACTTGTCCGCAAGGCTGGTTGTGTCAATGGCCTCACGGTCGGTGTTGAACGTATAGCTAGTGACATTGCCAAGCACGTTATAGGCCGTGTCCTTCACTTGTATCTCAATGTCAAGAGGAGCGCCAGTAAAAGCCTGCAGAGGCACTTCTCTCGCCCTTACGTTGTTTACAGCATCCTCAAAGCTGCGGAAGAATCGCAAGCCGCCCGCTGCATTCACATTGATGTAGAGGCTCACTTCATCGTTTAACCGGTTGTCAAGCCAGGTCGATGGAGGAAAGCAAACGAGCTTTCGCGGATCGCTAGTGAGCATCTCTAGCCGGTCGCCCGTTAGCAGGTTGTCAATAGCATTGTCAAAGCTAAGTCGGTTGAGTGACAGGTTTACGTCGTCTGGTACTATCTGCTCACTCAGTCGCCCATAGCTCAGCTTTAATCCACGCCGAAGTCGGATGTTCCCTTTGTGCCCAACGAATACTGTCATGCTGTTTCTTATTCAATCACGTCAAGGAAGTCGCCGTCCATCGTGAACTGAATGGAGACCGTGCTCAGTTCTCCAGTGCTAGAGCCGACTTGCGCGGAAGTAATGAAAGCGTCCAAGCGAATATCGTCTGGCGCTTGATTGCCCACGTTCAGAATGAGTCTCACTTTTTGATTATCAGTGATCGCCCCGCTCCGCATTATGTTACCCAACAACCTTGTGAACTCCGTATAAACTGCACCTTCTCCACTCTCCAGGCGATAGTAAAGAAGCGTTGCACTGCCAGTAGCACCTTTCACACCAGGGGTGAATGTATTGGCAACACTGCTAATGTCATTAGTGGAGAGCAGCTCTACCGTGGTCTCAAGCGACCAGTCACGGATTTTCGCTACCGGCTTGCCGTCAAAAACCAGTGATCCGGTGCGGCCAGTATAGAAGCCCATATCACCTATTGTTTTCTATCAGCTTAGCCACTAAGTACCACCAATGCCCTATAGCACCTTGAATAGGCTGTCGGAGAAGTTTGCAACCCTACTCAAGAGCTTTCCGGCGGAATCTTGACATGGGTGTTCCATGGCCTTGATAGTCACCTCTCCTTCCTCGTCCATTGCCACCTCTGTCACTCTGAACACGCGCTTTCTGTTGTTCTTCACGCCAAGCACAAACATCGCACCCTCTCTGCTTGCAAGGGAAGCTGCGCTAATGACTCCGGTTGTGGCATTATTCACGACGGCCACGCCAGACAAACTCTCGACTTTTTTTCCTGCTTGATACACAAGCATGTCGTAGTTGCCACTAACGATGGAGGAACGCAGTGGAATGTTGAGTTCCCCGCCTTGCATGATCATGCCGGAGGAGATGCGGTCCCAAGTGTTGAGCCCAATGTCCACGTAGATGTAGCTTCCAGGCGACACGGGAGAGTCAGTGGGGAATGTCTTGAACTCAACCCCCCGTCTCATCCATCGCCGCTGGTTACACAACAACTTACCGAACAAGACGGCCTGTTCCCGCTGTGTGACAAATTGCGATAAGTCAAACGTCTGCCTGATGGCAGTGCCCTCCTGTACGTCATTTAGGCTCACTTGCACACTTGCATTGCGTGGAAACACGTCTTGTACTTCCGTGTCTCGATAGATGACAGTGGCAATGAGGTCTTGTGAACTGTCGCCATAGTCCACAAACTCTTCCTTGTAGCTGCCCTCAAGGATGTTGCCTGCCGTGAACATGGCAGAAATTGTCACCTCACGATTCGCCTCTCCCCTTCTGTTGGTTGGCACTGCAGGGATGAGGGTTTCCTTGCCGCCAATCCTTGCAAGCTCCAGCAGGCTGTAAGGAGCCACTTCCGCCCAGAACTGCCGCCACGATGACAAGTCGGCAATCACGCCGTCCATGAACAAGCGGACGCCTAAACCATTGTTCTTGCAAAACCGCTTTGCAAGCGCCAGGCTTTCCCAGTCAATACCTTCTGGCTTGGCATACTTGCCAATCCCATTGTCCAGGTCAAGAACAGTGTCAGCGAAAATGTCAGGCGCGTAACTTGTGGAGTTGGCGTTTCTGCTGCGTGTGCCATCTTTTTCATCGACCACCCAACTCTCCTTACCTTCTGTCACATAGGCAGTAATGGAACGTAAATCCTGCACGCCCTTGCCTGAATACACGCCAAGCGCAGCCATGCTCATGGCCTCATACTTGCCGATTGTGCCGCCTATTTGCTGCTCGGTGACGGCAGTAATCTTGAACTCAGGCCCGCCCTCAAAACTGAATTGAGTGCTGGTATCAGACCGCACAGAGAACAAATCCCATTCATTGGTATAGATAGGGCCTCGCTCTTCCAGGGCGTTCTTGTTGAGCAGACCAGCGCTGATTAGAGTGCCAGTCCACTTAATTCTTCCTCCATTGCCTAGTCCGTAGCTAGAGCGCTTACCGCTGTTTTCAACGAAAGCAAACTGCCCTTGGCCACTATCCCGAGTCTCCGCGCCAATATCACCAATGGGCTCCATCTTGAACTCCCACTTCGCGGTAGACGGCGCCTTGAAATCCAGCCCGATGAAGTTGTCTTGATCCGCTGCGCGTCGAACGGCAAAGACGATAGGAATAGAAATGTAGTTGCGGTCGCCAGTCTTTCTGTAGCTAACAGTGAAAAATGCCATGCGCCCTTGAACGCCATTGTCACTCATCTTGTAGCCATCAGGAGCGTCTTTCTCCCCATACTTCTTCTGTCTCCCTTGGATGCGCCGAAACAGTTTGCAGCGCAGTGAAAACTTAACGTAGTCACAAGCAGTGACAGTTTGATAGGCAGCAGAGTCTGCCTTGACGAGGCATTTGGTATAGAAGTTATCATCGGCAGCCCCTTGCAAGTCTTCCCAGTTTTTAAGGGCGTAGTCGAGAAAGTTGATCGCTTCTTCTTTCTCTTTAATTAGGGAGTCCATATAGCCTTTGACGGCTTCTGTGCCAATGGCATCAGTGGTGAACTCTCCCTTCAAGTCGGCAACGCGCCTCTTGATAGCGACAATGCCACCAGTGCCATAGCGATTGCCGTCCAAACCAACAAACGGGCTGGTAGCCCTACGCAGGAATTGCGAATAGGCTTTACGTCGCTCAGCAATGCTGTCGCTCAGGATGTCGTCCTTAATCTCCCTGCGGCGCTCAATCTGCTTTTCTAGCTCCGCAATTCGCTTACCATCTGCCTCTAGCTTTGTTCCATCAGTCAGTACTTGAGTGCCGCTAATCTTGGCTGTCTCTGGGGAGAGCTTGTACGCTTCTAAGATGCGCTTTTCCAACTCTTCCTTAAGCCTGTCAATGTCTTTCTTGACGGCTTGAAACGCAGCATTGTTCTTCGCCTCTTTACGCAGTTGCTTGTCGTAGTCACCTGCCAGCACGTCGTCTCTAAGTTGACGCACTTTTTCCATGTCATCATCAAGCTCCTTCCGTAGCTTCGCAACAGACAGACGAGGCTTGTCCGACAAAAAGCGCTCAAGCTCTTTCTTGCTATTCGCCAGCGACCCTCCGCGAGTGACGATGTAAGACTGCCTTTCGTCTAGCTCGTCCCTCCATCTAATGGTTTCCGTGCCTTGGAAGGAATAACGCTTGCCTAGAAAGCGAAACTCAACGTCACCGGATTGCTCCGTGGTGGTGTCATAGTCGTCGCTATTGGTGACCCTCCTGAGGAACGTGGGGATGGCATCGGCGCGAGGGGCCTCGTCCAAAAGCTTGGGGCCTGTTGTTTCCGCGTCAGAAGCTTTTGCCTTGAGCACCTCTTGAGCGGTTTCTAGGTCTTCTCTGTCCTTGTCATCCCACGTTTTAGCTTTCGTTTCGTCGTATGGCGTGAGTGGCCTGCGGCCAGGCTCCACACATTCAAAGACGGCCTCCACTTCATTCTTGTCTAGGTTGGTCTCGTCACTCACGCCAACCAGCTTGAACTTTGCGCTGCCAAGCTTGTAGACAGCAGCTTGGTCAAGTGACGACACCATTTGATAGCGCAAGTTCTTAGCGGCTTCTTGAGCCACCTTGTCTTGTCGCCTAAATGCTTTCTCAAAAATAAGCGTGAGCTTATCGCCTTCTTTGTAGCGCACATCACTGCCCGACTGCCAGCTCCCTCCCTTAATGCGAATGCCCAAGTCCGCCCAGTCTGGCCGCCCTGACGTGCGACGTTCCTGAATCTCCACGTTCACTGGAATGGGATCGTAAACGCCAATGGAAGTGAGACTGCTAGGCGTGAAGGCTTGGCTGTAGCCCTCTAGGCGCTTGTCACCATCTCGCAATTGGCATACGTCAGAAGACGATGGGGCCCCGTCCCTAGTTGGATCTTTGCCATCACCCAACACTTTATTGTTGTAGCTGACATTGCCATTTTGGTTGTAATAGAGCCAAGTGTTGGCACCACTAAATTGGCCTAAGGGAAGTTGGCCAAATGCCACTCTTTCAAAGTCAATCGTTTTGACTTTCGCTGCGCCTACCAACAGAAGCAGTTGCATGAATTGACTGCTGCCATAGCTCTCCACGGCAGACCATACGAGCGACGTGGCGACGCGCACCGAACCACGAGCATTATCCTTGGAGCAGTAGACGAGGTTGACTGGCTGGCCGTATTGCGCAAGCTCCTGAGATGAGTTGAAGCCGAAGCGTGGACTAAAGCGCTGCTCTCTGGGGCGTCTCTGATTTTGTTCTTCTGGGCGCGGAGCAAGCAACGCTGCCGCCACTTGAAAGACAATGCCAACAATGGTAAGAACAAGTGCTGCAACTGCTGCTGTATTCTGAGGTTCTTCTAAAACTTGCTCAGGCGACTTTCCATAGTCCCTTGTTGCCATTAAGAAGTCGAGATACTCTTGCTTGGTAATACCAAGAGCTTCCACCAGTTGGTGTTCGTATGGCAGCAGCGGACGATTCATTTGCGCAGTCTAAAATAGTGGCCAATGGCAGGAGGCATGGGAGCAATCACCACGCCATTCTTTTTGTGAATGTGCAAGATTCGCCCATCATCCATTACTGTCCCCATCGCTCCTCCATTCTGCCCCTCCATGAGCACCACGGCATGAGGCTCCGGTCCTTCTAGGCGAGTGCCATTCTTTAGCAGCCATCGAGCCATGAACCACGATGGCAGAGAATCGTCGGTGTATTGCTCAAACACCCAAGCCAAGTCTGGCGCGTAGTCGTGGTAGCCAAGACGTTTATGCACTTCCGCAGCGAGCAGGCAGCAATCCACAGTGCCGCTTCCATCGCCAGGTACTGCGGCCCATGCCCGATTAAGCCCAATCAAGTCGTGGAAGCTCATTGCAGATAGAGTTCAGCATTTAGCGGCAGGATGCCTACATTGTCCACGCTTAGTGTGCGAGCAGGGAACGATGCTCCTACACTGTCCATTGCGCTCCTGAAGCGAAGTTCCACGGTCTCATCGCTATAGCTTGCGCCAATGCCAATGTAGTAGTCGGAAAAGCCTGGCACAAGTTGATCAGAGGCTGTCACCCATGCCGTTGTCAGCTCTAAGGCGCTGAGGCGGTTTCCGTCAGAAGCTTCCACCATCCGCACGATGATTTCCTCTGCAGGAAACAACACGCGGAATTGTTGGTTTTCGCCATTGAGACTTGCCATGGCGCCGTCCGCTTGGAATGGCGCGAAAGTGTAGCCTCGCCCGTTAAAATTTTTGCTCTGGCCAATGAAGTAGTTTTGCAGTCGATATGTAGCAGTTTTGTCTGCACTTGTGTAGTCAAAGAACTGGCAAAGGCGAATAACTGTCATAGGTCAATGTCACCCTGCAATTCAATGGTTACATTGCTGATTTCTCTATACACTGACTGAATGGTTGGAGGTCCAACGTATTCCCATTGAATGTCATAGGGAGACTGAATAAAACCCTGTAAATTGTTTGTCATTCCAGCAAAAAGGCCGTTAGGAAGCCTGAAGCGCTCAAAGCCTCCCGATGTGTCCCTGTAATGACGCAACAATTCAACGGTATCAGGATCGTGGAGGTTCTGGTAGAAAAGGGAGAGCTTGTAGCTGTTGGGCTTATTGCCAAAGCTGCGCTTAACTGTCGCACCAGATAGCGCCCGATACGTCTTAATGGGAAACTGCCCAAGCGTGAACTCGCGCTGGGAGGGAACGATGGAGGGGAATGTTTGACTCATGATCAGCGCCCTCTCATGCCAATGCGGCTTCTAGTGGCAGGGCTCTGTTGAATCTTGTCGAGAGTCATGTTCATCCCACGAAGAGCACCGTCTTTTGCCGCTTGGCGACGAGTGGAAGCCATCGCTGCCTCTAGTTGATCCCTGCTGACGTATTCTACGCCGCCAATGTTGGTGCTCTCAAACTTCATGGAAAGAATAGGCGCCATAGCCTGCATTGGGCTCATGGTGTTCATTGCCTCGCGGAGAGAAGCTGATTGATCATTCATCTTCACAGGGATGGAGCGACCATCAGGCAGGGGGACAATCGCTTCGTTGTAGCGGCCTTCACCGACCAAGCCAAGTGTGGGACCATTCACCACCCCGCCATTGGCAAATGCTTGGAAGCCACCTTTCCACACAGCGCCATTAGCTGCCGTAAACATGCCCAGTTTTGGTACGGACACGCCACCGGAACCTCCACCGCCAAACAGCCCCATGGCGCTAAATCCGCCCAATGCGCTACCCAAGCTCATTGCAATGGAGCCAATGCCGCCAAGCACGCCAGACACGCCACCTTCCTTGATTTGACTGATGCCTGCTGTGATGCCGACAATGGAACTGGCCGCAATACCAACTGCAGAGACAGTTCTGCCAAGATTTTCCTGCCAAGTGGTTGTAGCAGTCGCGCCCTTCCGAGCTTCATCAACAAGCGATGAAGTGACTGCAGACGTGTTGGCATTGAACTGCTCCATTGCCTGTCCCATGCCTCCCAGTGAATCTGGGAACTGCCATGCCTGTTCAGACGCTTCTTGCATAGCCTTTCCGCTCATTTCAAAGGCTGGCGCATTTAGTACATTGCCCATCAAAGGCGATGGCAGAGAAGCGTTGCCTCCAAAGGTTTGTCCAGAGGCGCCAGCAGGGGTGCCTTGCAGTGCTGCCGTATTACGATCAAGGGCTGCAATTTGACGCTCCATAGCTGCAATGGTTTCAGCTCTCTGCTCTTCTTCGTTGGGCAGGCCAAAGATGTTGAGCAGTTGATCTTTGAAGAACTTTTCAACCGGCTTCATTGAGAAGTCGATGAACATTGTGAACACTTGCTTAGACAGACTTTCCTGCATCCGCTTAGCAGCTTCTTTAATGTCACCTCCGCTCATAATGTCAACGAACAAATCTTTGTAGCTGGACACAACGCCGTCAACGGCATCGTTCACCATGGAAACCGCTTCTTCTATTGCCTTTAGCGCGTCTGCTTGTCTTAATTGTGTCAAAGTTGTCTTCAGAGTTTCCGCTTCGACTTCCCGCAACGCATCGGGAAGTTCTTGTAGTCGATTGCGTTGGATCGTTAGCAGATCATTCAGCGCCTTAGTGGCCCTTGCATGATCATCAGAGCTGATTGCACCTTTCGCCAGTTGATCGTCATAAGACGCGATCTCAACAGTCGCTTCGCGTATTTGATTGTTGATAGCAGTTTCGATGGCGCTATAAGATGCCCTAGCGCGAGTCAGTTTTTCTGCTGCTTCAATGGCCTCAGCGGGAGCACCCTCTAAAATCAAGCGATTTCGCTCAGTAAGCACTTGATTGTCTAGCTTTAGCTGCTCAACAGGCAGTGTTTGTCCGATAGCTTCGCCAATAGCCAAGGACACATTGCGTCCTTCCTCCAAAAGCCTATTCATCAACTCCAAGTCTGCCATTGCTGTTTTTACTTTCCTTTCTTCTTCTGCCTGCTCGACGCTAAATTCAATATCCTGTTCACGCTTTTCCATGGAAAAAGACGGGCCAGACATTGGCATCCCCGCCGAATAACCGGCAAGCTTTTGATTGTAAAAACGCTCGATCTCTCCGAATGACTTGCCTCCCTGCCCGTAATAACTCGTACCAGTTCTTAGTGTTGGGAATGATGCCCATTCTGGGGCAAGCTTGTCGATACCAGAACGTGTTAATGGAGCAGCAGGATTAACTCCTCTTCTACGGGCAAGTTGCAACGCTCCAATGTCTTGATTGGCAGGCGAAAACGCTCTAAGCCCCAGGCTGTCCCATGTAGTCGAAAGGAATTGATAGCGCCCAGCGGCATCAGACCTATGGCCACCTCCACTGTTAATTACCCTTGGATGCCTGCTTAGGTCGCTAAATTGACGACCCGTAAACATAGTTTGATAGCCGCTATTGGGACGGTTGTAAGTTCCTTCTGCAAATGCAATTGTGTCAAGCAGTGCACGTTCGTGCGGACTCAAGCCTGTTGACGAAGGTAGAACCGGAGCTGATGGAGCCCCAGGAATCGTTCCAGCTTGCGCCGCAGGTACGGGAACAGTGGCAGCCTGCCGGGCGGCACTGCGCAACGCTTTAGCATTTTCTACTTTGAGTTGCGCCTCTCTGATCGCAGTGCTTCTTTCAAATACTGCATTAAGACTATTTAACCGTGCTTGCGCTAATTTTTTCTCAAGACTAATCTCAATGGCTTGTATCTCATTGGCGCGTGCGAGCCTGTAATCATATTCGTAATCAATAATGCGCTTCACTTCTTCAAAGCGCTGGCCTGTCAAGTTTTGCTCTGCAGTAAATGCAAGTTCCCGCAATGCGACCTGATGTTCTGCCGTTTTTGTGATTAGTTGTTGCTGTTGATTCGCAAGACGCTCTGCGTTGAGCCGATCTCGCTCGGCCTGTTTAGCGGCATCATCTTCTGCTTTCCGTGCTGCCTTGTCTGGATCGCCGGAAGGCTGTAGGTCAATGGGGGTGAGGGCGGGAGGCGCAGCAGCCTCGTCAAGCCCCTTGTACGCATACTCAACCTCTCCAAGCAATTGCTTTTCGCGCTGCAAGTAGCCTTCCACAAGAGACAAGTCGGTTACTCGACGCTTTATGCCCGTACGCAGATTGCCTTCCAGCTTAACTTGCAAGCCTAGATTTTTCAGTCGCTCTGCATCTTCTTGTGACACAAGATCGCCGCCCGGTCTCTGTACTTTTTCAAGAAGCGCAACATTCGCTTGGCGAGTGCGCTTTTCTGTCACCAGCTCGGTTGCGCCCATTGATCGTATAGCTTGCGCAGCCGATAGAGCTTCTTTTCTTGCATCGCTAAGGCGATTTGCAACCTTGCCAATATGAGTGACAAGTGCTTCAATCCCCAACAGGACGCCTCCCAAGAAAAGCCCGGTGATAGCCGTCCTCAAAAGACGAGCCGCAACAGCGCTTCTGCCTGCCGCCGCTGCGAAAGCAGTCAAGCCCCCACCGGCAAGGCGAACGTTGCGAATCAAGATGATTAACTGGCTAACGAGCGCTGCGATACCAGTGCGCGTCAGTAGCTGCACTGCAATCAGCGCCACGCCTGCTTTTGCAGCAAAGCCTGCCAACGCTGTACCGATGGGGGTATTGACAAAGCGTGCAGCTTGTTCCACTGCGAGCAACAATGATCTTCCAAGTATTTCAAAGGTGGGGCCTAAGCTCGCTATGATCCTTGCGAGAGATTGCCCAATCTCAGAGATTTGCTTGAAAGCAGTAAAAATGCGCCTAGCCAATCCGTCTAGCATATTGCCTGGGCTTTCGTTCCCAGCGGCAGCGGCGGCAAAAGCCTGAACAGCCTTGGTGGCCTCTCCCACGGCATCGGCAATCACTGGAAACACTGTGCGGGCAACAGTGTTGACTAACGGCTCAAATGCTTCGTACAGGCGAAGCAGACTGTTCTGCATTGCATTAAGAGCACCCTGCAGTGTTTGAGACGCTCCTTTTGCTCCAGCGCTGAATTTGGAATTAAGCAGGATGGCTACATTGTTAAGCACTTGCTGCATCGCCTTGCCCCTAAAAGCGCCGTCCTCCATCGCCTTGGAAAACTCAGGGATGGTCATTTGAGCGGCTTCTGCAAAAAGAGCTAATGAGCCAGGGAGAACGTCGCCCAACTGTCCGCGCAATTCTTCCGCAGTGATCTGCCCTTTGCTTGCCATCTGCGAAAGGGCGTATGTCACTCTGTCTACCTTGTCGGCACTCATGCCAAACGTGGCAGCCGCCTTTGTGATGCCAGTGAATAGCCCTTCAATTTCTTCTGCGCCAAATCCTGCAGGTTGCATTGAGGCATACATGCGGACAAAACCTTGCCGCACGCTGTCCAATGGAACAGAGAATTGATTAGCAAGAGAGCCTAGGAATTGGAACGAGCGGCCTGCTTCCTCCGTTGAGCCAGTGACCGCTTGTAGCTGGTTTCTTAGTGTTTGCAGCGTTGTGGCCGCTTGCAGCGTTTGACGCGGCAAGTCCATGATGAACGCCAAGCCCTTGTAGGCAGCGCCGTATAGCAGCACTTGTTTGGTTGCCTGTCCAAACTCGCCAGCCAATTCTTCCACCGCGCCCGCGAGAGGAAGCCTTGTCTGCCTGAAGAATCTATCGGTGCTGTTGAGTGCGCCACTGAGCCGAGACAACGCCTCGTAGCCCTTTGTAGCCGATGGCCCCATCATCCCGTCACTAGGGAATCCGCCCCTCCCGCCTCCATAGGGCGCAGGAGTCCGACCAACACCAGGGGGAAGTTGAGGTGGGCCGCCTCCACCAACGCCTTCTGCCATCACTGACAAGCCACGCGCCGCTGATCTTTGATACGCCTGTGCAATGCGATCTTGCAC